TTATGGAAGCAATGCAGCCTGAGTTTGAGGATGAAACTCCAATCAATCCTTTTGACTTCTGGCAAGGTGCTAACTTCAAATTGAAGATCGTCAAGAAGGATGGTTACTGGAACTATGATAAGTCAGAGTTCGATAAAGTATCACCATTACTTGATGACGATGATGCACTCGAAGCATTATGGAAGAAGCAGTATTCACTTGCTGCTGTAACCGCACCAGACCAATTCAAGTCATATGATGACCTGAAGAAGCGTTTGGACTATGTTCTAGGTAATAAGCAACCTGTCCGTCGTATAGATGAAGAGGTTGCAGAGGAAGATAACAGTCGTGGTTCTTATGCACCAGACTTTAATGCTCGTAAAGAACCTGTAGCTGCTGCTCCTGTAGCATCTGCTAGTTCAGATGAGGATGATGCTCTTTCTTATTTCCAAAAACTTGCAGAGGAATAATTAGGAATATAATCTAATATTTTCCCCTTTTACTAAGGTTTCACTCACATACTGGGTGGAACCTTCTTTGTATAACATGGATTCTTCCGTGTCATTTAGAATGATATTTAGATATGCGGGTTTTAAAACATAGATATTTCTTTTTTCGTTTTCAATTTTATTTTCATATTCATAATTAGTGATTTCAGTTGTTATATTCGACACTGTAGTGTATGAACTAACTCTTGAATCATAAAATTCAATAGAATAATTTTGGGGTACTTTTAATCCTTTAGGGACAATAATTGTTCTATTCGTATCTCTTACTTCAGTAGTTTCATAGTGATGAACCGCATGAATTTCTTCTTCACTTCCATATTTGTCAATTAGAAAATTATAGTAAGATTGATGGTCAAGAGGCCATTCTGTTTGTATATTAGTAATATTATTAGAAAGAAGAATTATCCAGTCTAAGGTTTCATCCTTATATACATTGTAGGCTACATTATCAGGTCTATCATCACCAATAATTTGATATTTGGTGAAATAGGTTAGATTATTAAAAATATCCTTTTTTAATTTACCTCTTCTAAAGAGGTTTTTTACTTTTTGATACTCTGAAATGTTTTTGGTGTCAGCCATACGACTAACATATTCAAAGTCTGGAATGTTGCGGAAATAAGATGCCATTTTAGTAACCTATTACTGTGTCGTCGTCATCATCTAAGTCAGTATAATCATCATCAAATATAGGATCAAGTTCACCGAAGTTGAGAGTAAGTTGATAAGATGTTAGAGTTCTGTATGGATCCTCATAGGTCATATATGTCCCATCAGGAGTATATTGAACATCACATGAAGTAAGAGCACATGTTTTAATAAAATTGATAGAGGGGTGCTCTATTAAAGTTCCATCAGTATTATATGTTTGGTATTGTATATCAAAGACATTAGGTGCTTTGAGAAAAACATTCGATGAGGATGTTTTAACAGACATTCCTTGTTTAAAGAATCTAATAATTTGTCGTACTTGACTTGCTTCAGATGCATCTCTGGGAGATAATCTAAATGTAAATCCGAAACTTCTTAATTTAGGACCACCAAAAAGCATTTCTAAGTTGGGGTTTAGAATTGCACCAGTTGCCCTTGATAATAATCCTTGAGCACCTACTGCTTGTTGTGCGAGATATACATTAATTGCTTTTGCCATATCACTTCCTACCTTTTGATTTTTCCTAAATTCACCTTGAGCATTTTGAACTATCCCTTTAACCTCTTTAAACGCTTCCTTTATACCTACATCTTTTATTTTGTCAAATACAGTAACTGCTCCTCCAGCTGCAAGTGCTTGAATTGGATTTAAACTTTCGTCTTTCCAGTCTACAGCATTACGATCTCCAATTCCTGTTACAATTGGAAGAGTGACTGATCCGTCAATTTTTATTTCTGGGTCTCTTTGGAAAACTTTTGTATCAGCACCGAAAGATACATTAACTTTTCGTCCTTGGGTATATTTTTGAGTAAATCTAATTCTATCTTGTCTGTTACTTCCTAACCCTTCAGGATAGTAAAGATTTTTGTAGGTATCTCTAAATTGTCTTCCTTCAATATTAATATTAGTTAAATCAGAGTTAATCTCACCAATATCAAAGTTGAAATCAGCTTTGGTTCCGTTTCCACCTTTTCCACCTGTTACACCACCAACAATACTCTCTCCATCGGCTGTTGTATCATCAATTTCAGCCTGAGTTCCATATCCTGCTCTAAGATTATATCTTGCACTTTCAGTTGCAGTTAAACCCGACGGTTTAATTGAATTTGCTTGACTTTTTGTTTGTTTGTTAACTTTATTATAATATTGTCTTTCTGTATCATTTTCATTGTTATTGTAAGTTAATTCCCCTCTTGCATTTCTGGTTCCTATATGAGTCGCATTACTTTCTGAACAAGTGCCAACTTTAGGACATCTATACACTTCAAATTTAAAATCTTTTTCATCCTTGTTATTTGTGTATTGTATAAGTTTAGTAGCATATCTACCACTCTTTCCACCATCAATCAGACTACTCCCTGATGAAGATTCAAAAACTATGGACTTGTAGTTGCTAAAAGACATTATATTATTTTTTAGTTATTTATAGAGTACGAAGGAAATAGGCATATGATACATTACGTAAGTCATTTATTTCACTGGGTCGAACAACATAGAGGACTCCTCCAATCTCATTCCATGTATAGTTTCTAAATTTACCCCAATGATAATTGATACCTCTAAATCCCCATCTTTCAATATCAGTTACTGCAACAAGGGGATGTTGGTCATAGGTTAGTCGGGGAGTTTTAGCAGTATATAAGAAGGTATAATATTGTCCTGCATCAGGCACTACTTCAGTATCCTTTAAGGTATCCATAATAAGAAGCATCATCTCTTCAGGATCATTCATCTCCTTCAATTCATCCATGATAGGTGCAATGCGGTTATCACCTACTTGTTGAGAATATTGTTCAAAATACTCCTCATTAAATGGATTCTCTACAGGAAGAAAACTATCTGCCATGATATATTCCTAGTTCTTGTTCGGTAATAATTTTAAATTCAATTTTTCTATCATTACAGAATTCTCGTGCTGCTTTCCATTTAGCTGTGTTAACAGCATAGGTTTTACATTCATAGAGATAGGATTGAGTCACTTTTTTTCTTTTTTTAGGAGGTCGAGTTTGTTTCTTAGGTTTTACCTCAATCACATAAGTTTTAATGGATCCATTGCTTTCTTTGACTTTGATAAGAAAGTCAGGATAGTAACGATGAAACCGATTATCAACAGGAGAGACATATTTAATATAAAATTCTTCACTTGCCCACTCAAGAATATTCTCATTCAAATCACAGTAATTACAGAATTTGGTTTCCCAAGTGCTACGACATATAATATTATTTGGATTTCCCTTGTATTTTTTGGGAAAAGAGGGTCTAAAAAAACTCTTTTTACTTTCTCCCATTATACATAATATATCAGTAGTAATATTTATAGAGATATGTCTGTCGTAATCGGCAATCCCACGAGTAATACTCCAAAACCCCGTAGGAAAGTATTATCAGATTTAAAGGCATCTATTTTAAATCCTGCACTTACTTCCCATTTCCAATGTTGGTTTTACCCTCCTTCGGCAGTAAGATCTGCTTTGCCTATGGGAGAAGTGAATGATGATAGATTATGGTCTTTGTCATGTTCGGAAGCTGCATTACCTGGTACTTCCTTAGCGACTCATGAACTTGTTAATGATTATACGGGTATGACAGAGAGACATGCATATAGAAGACAGTATGATGCCTCTTCTTCGTTTACATTTTATGTTGATCATGATTATAAGATTATTAATTTCTTTGAGAAGTGGATCAGTTATATTACAGGAGAGAATGAAACTAATACAGATATTTTAAATGATGGTACGGATGTAAATCCTATTTCGGATAATTATTTTTATAGAGTAAATTTTCCTAAGTTATATCAGACATCTATTTATGTTAAAAAGTTTGAAAAGGATTATGATAGAGTGTTAGAATATAGATTCTTGAAGGCTTATCCAATTAGTATTAATTCAATGCCTGTAACTTATAATGCATCTCAGGTATTAAAGTGTACAGTTAATTTTAATTTCTCTCGTTATGTGATGAATACGCTGAATAATCAACCTATTATGGGGCCCCTTCCTCCTATTAATGAGTTTCCTGATATTACTTTACCTTGGTTTCCTCCTGGTATTACCCCTCCTACTGGACCTGGGACTCCGACGATTGGTAATCCTGTTATTAATGATGATGGGTTAGTTACATTTGTTTAAAACCATACTAAATAAAACACACTGAACTCTTTGTAAGATATTATGCCATTACCAAAGATTGCGACACCGACGTATGAGTTGGAATTACCTTCTACCCGAAAACCTATTCATTATCGACCATTTTTAGTTAAAGAAGAAAAACTTTTAGTTCTTGCATTAGAAAGTGAGGATATAAAAGATATAACGAATGCCATTAAAAATGTAATCAAATCTTGTATTAAAACAAGAGGAATTAAAGTAGAAAATCTTCCTACTTTTGATATTGAGTATTTGTTCCTTAATATTAGGGGTAAGTCTGTTGGAGAAGATATTGAGGTTAATCTTATTTGTCCTGATGATGAGAAGACGCAGGTTCCTGTGACTATTAGTATTGATGATGTTCAAATTAAGAGAACGGAGGGACATACGAATAAGATCAAATTAGACTCTTCTTTAATGATGGAAATGAAGTATCCATCTCTTGGTGAGTTTATTAAAAATAATTTTGATTTTAAGGAAGAGAATGTAATGGATCAGTCGTTTGATTTGATTGCTTCTTGTATTGATAAAATTTATAATGAAGAAGAAGTATGGGTGGCTGCGGATTGCACTAAGAAGGAAATTGCTACTTTCTTAGAATCAATGAACACTACTCAATTCAAAGAGATTGAGAAGTTCTTTGAGACAATGCCTAAACTTTCTCATAAAGTTAAAATTACTAATCCTAATACAAAAGTAGAAAGTGAAGTTGTAATGGAGGGTCTGTCAAGTTTTTTCGGTTAGCTCTAGTCCATATGGATCTAGAGAGTTACTATAAACTGAATTTTTCCTTGATTCAGTACCATAAATATTCATTAACTGAGATTGAAAACTTGATCCCTTGGGAACGAGACATTTATGTTGAACTACTTCGATCACACCTTGAAGAAGAGAAACTAAAACAACAACAACAAAATGGCTAGAGAGGAGTTAAGAAAAACAGCAGAGGCAATAATTGCTGACCTTCGAGGGGGTGGGTCTAGTGGAATTTCTGGTGCTCAGATAGCACAATCGGGAAGGGGTAATCTTTTAAGTTTCTTTAAACTTCATAAAGGAGAACATGAAAGAACTTCTGCTCAATTGGATGGAATTTTAAATATTCTTAAAAAGAATAATCAATTAGAGAAGAAAGAAGCAGACGCAGATGCAAAAGAAAGACAAAGAGAAAAAAGACAAAAGAGAGAAAAACTTCTAGAATCATTAAAAGGTGGAGTGAATACTGCTGCAAGTGCAGGTAAGAGGATTGTTGATACTTTGGTTTCTCCTTTTAGTAATATATGGCAAGCAATCACTAAGTTTTTAAAGACGGTATTGATAGGAGGATTATTTAATCAGGCACTCTTTTGGTTTAGTAAAGAAGAGAATCAGAAAAAAATGGAACGGGTGGGTCGATTCTTGAAGTTTTGGTGGCCTTCCTTATTAGCAGGTTATGCATTATTCTTTACTCCTATAGGAAGTTTAGTATCGGGTGTTGCTGCAATTTTATCAGCAGGACTTCCTTTACTAGCAGGATTAATTTTAAAATTTCCTCTTCTCAGTTCACTAGTAGGTGTGGGTATATTAGGTACTGCATGGTGGCAAAATAAAACGAAGAATAACTCACTATCTGATTCTCAACAAGATGATACTCCTGTTCAAGAATTTTCAACGGGTGGTTTTGTGAGTGGACCTGCAGGAAGAGATAGAGTTCCTGCAAAATTAACTGCTGGTGAATTTGTAATGAGTAAGGGTGCTGTTCAAAATTATGGAGTAGGCACTCTTGCGAATATGAATGCTGCTGGTGGAGGAACCAATAGAGGAGGCCCTAATTATTTTGGTGGAGGATTAGTAGGGTCTTCAAGTATGAAAGGAGATATGAACTTCGCACCATCTGCTACTCCTGTGAAAGCAAGTACTTCACAAAAAACGGTTCCTGTGGGTACTCCTACAAGAATTTCTAATACTACCACTACTACCCTACCTCCTATTAATTATCAAAAACCCACTCATAGGGGAACTAAAGGGACTCAAACTATTCCTACTTTTACTGTTACTAGTGATTCTTCTTATCGCTCTGCTACTATGATGGCATTAGGAATTGAGGCAATGTTATAATGGCAACTACACTTTTACCATCTGCCCAAATAACAGCATCAAAGAAAACTATTTCTGCTGACTCCATAACTTCTTTAAGTAAGAAGTCTTCTAATGAAGAAAAATTAGGAGGAATACGAAAGTTCTTAACTCTTGATTATAAGCGTGGGATTACTTCTTTTATAATGAAGAGAAAACAAAGACAGCAGGAGAAGAGAAAATTAAGAGAAGAAAATATAGAAAAGAAAAAGGAATTTAAGTTTTCTTTACCCTCACTTACCATTGCAAATCCTATAGAAAATATTTTTAGTTCTATTGGTAATTTTCTTTTGTTTTTAGGTGGAGGAATTCTTTTTAATAAATTCTTGGATGTTGAAAAAGGATTACTGGCAGTTGAGAAAATTTTACCTGCTATCGAAAAAGGTATTGAAATTATTAGTGGGGTAGTAGGAGCTGCTACTAATTTTATTGATTCTTCGGTAAAAGGATATGATAATTTTATGAAATCATTTGAGAATATAACAGGTGTAAAGAAAGAAGATGTTGAAAAATTTCTCCAAGATTTTAAATTAGTAATAAATGGTGGAGTTATTGCAGCACTGATAGCTTTGAGAGCTTTACCTGGAATACTTGGGGGGAGAAACTTAACAAAGGGTTTAGTAAAGAGATTAATGAAGAGAGGTGTTACTAAAACCGTAGTTGATACTACTACAACAGCAATAACTAAACTTAAACCTAGAGTGAAGGTTAGTCGGGCATTAAGTCCTGGACAGATTAGTAGGGCAAATAATTCTTGGGCAAAGTTCCTTTCAGGAACTGCTGATCCAGGTGATATGTTAAGATTAGTCCGTAGGGGATATCTTAAACCATTTAAAAAGTTTGCTTCACCTATTTTAAAAAGGATTCCACTCGTTGGTGCTTTAATTGATTTTCTTCTAAATTATTTTGTATTCAAGGAACCTTTGGGAAAGGCGGCATTTCAAGCAATTGGTGCTGCTTTATTCGGTGCGATAGGTGCTGCGATTGGTGGACCTTTTGCTTTATTCACGGGGGTGGGTGGAGCAATGCTTGGTGATTGGGCAGGGGGTAAGTTAGCGGATATGGTTTTGGGAACTAAGAGTGGAGTTGATGTTGCGGATATTCAGGTGCAAGGGGACTATGATATGACAGTGGAGAATAATCAGATTCTTATTCAACCTATAATTACAGGATAAATCATGGCGATTAAATCTTTACAATTTAATAAGTTTGAGATGAAGTCTAATGTTGATGATACAACGGTAGACTTAAGAGGATCGGGTACTCCGATTATTGAATATCGGGAAAGTATTTTTATGCCTTATGTGGAAATAACGGCTTATATTATTGATACGGGTAATACTTTACCTGCCGATGATGGAACAGACTCAGGAGTTGGATTATTAGATGCTGGTTTGGCTCAAGGAACAGAAACTATTTTGTTTAATATTGAAGATGAGTTTGGAAATAAGATTAATTTTACAAGGAATGATGATTTAAGAGTTGCTTCTATAACAGGTAATGAACAGGGATTTAAAAGTAATAGTTTTCAATTGAAGATTGTATCTAAAGAAGCATTTGATAATACTTTACTTAAAAATAGATGTAATAATAAGTATAGTGGAAGAATAGGAGATATGGCGAGAGGAATTATAAGAGAAAATTTAAAATCTCCTAAGTGGCATTCGATGAATACCGATGAAACATTGAATGAATTTAATGGATGGGGAGACGATAGAACTCCCTTTGAATTTATTTTAGATTTACAACAGTTGGCTATACCTAATATTCAGACTTCTAAAGGAAAAACGGCAAGAGGAAATACTGCGGGATATCTTTTCTGGCAAACATCTACTGGATATCAATTTAAATCATTAGATAAGTTATTTGATCTTACTGATAAAACTGTTCCACGATATATTGAAAATAGTAAAGGTGATGAGTCTTTACCTTTTGGTTATGATGGTAAAATTTTGTGGTCTAATATGTCGCAGAGTGTAGATGCATTGGCTCAATTTGAAAGTGGTGCATGGTCAAGTGAAATACATGTTTTTAATGATGTAGAGAAAACCTATCAAGTCAAAACTCTTCAATCCGATGGTAAAGGAAATGGAATTCTTGCAGGAAGACATTTACCTAAAATTAATAGTGATTATTTGGATGAGGATGGAAAACCTTTACCTACGGCTAAGAAAAAAGTGAGACAAGCAGTGGGGCAAACTGTGATGGGAACGGATCGTTTAAAGGATCAAGTTGCAAAATTTAATGTACCAAACTATAATGTAGAGGACATTATAGCCCAAGCAAATCAGAATTATCGACAGAAAATGAGTACATCTGCTGAGATTGTTATCGCAGCTGATTTTAGTCTAAATGCAGGGGACTTAATTTATTGTGAGTTTCCTGAACTTTCTACCAAAGTAACCACAATTGGTAGTAGGACTAGGAAAAGTGGTATATATATGATAGCGGATTTATGCCATTACGGTGATAGAGGTAATGCCTTTACTGGTCTGCATTTAGTAAGAGATTCTTACGGAGTTAAAACATGACTATTAAACACGACTTAGAACACGAAGTTTACATTGACCCTAAAGATGGCAAGGAGCATACTAATCATGGTATGCATGAATATACTAAAGAAGATTTAGAAAACTCTCATGCTTATTATGATGAGTATCATAAGGATGATGTAGTTGATGCGAATGATGCCAAAATTAATGACTGGCATACAAGACATGAAGATAGTCATCTAGAAATTTATTGTGATAATCATCCAGATGCTGATGAGTGTAAGGTATATGACGATTAACTAAATGGCACAAGAAACCACAGAGCAAAAATTAGTAAAAAGAGTTCAAGCAGATATTGATGGTGGTCTTCATTCTACTGAACTTATACTGGCTCAAATTGCCAGTAATAAAGCTGTAAGGGAGACATTATCAAAGTATAAATCTGGTGTTGAAATTTCAGATATTAATAGATCGGTTTTTGAATCTTTAGCAGAAGCAGAAATAAATCAGATTTTGAATGCTCCCATTGGAACGAATCCTACTGGTGGACTTAGTGTTACTGAGCGTGTAAAATCTGAACTAAATGCTTGGAGGTTGGAGCAAAAAAGTGGTCCGAGACTTCCTCATAATACTAAGAAATATAAAATAAGGATATTAGGTCAGCACGACGATACTATTCCTCCAGACGATTTACCTTGGGCTTGGCCTCAATTTACTAATGGTCCTAACCCCATGTGGGATACGGGTTCACCTTTTTACCCTGTTGGTACGTGGGTGTATGTTTACAAGGATTATATAAGTAATGAATATTTTATTGCGAAAGTCTCTCCTAATACTGTATGTGAAGTAGATCCTAAAAAAAGTGGATTTCAACCAGGAGATAATTTTCTTTTGGTTCCTGATACGATGTTCAGGAAACAGCATAAGATAGAGGATGGTACAGTAGAAGCAGGAATTCCCAAGTGTGCGGAAGTTACTGATTATCAAGCTTATGCAGAAATAGATGAGAAGCAAAATAATGTTAAAGAGATATCGCCTCTGGTTTTTTCTACTTGGTGTAGGGTTAAGGGGTCAACGGATGTGGGAAGTCAAATTGGGGCAAGTGTAGAAAGAGGAAAAAAGATAAGTGAACGGTTAGATGAACAATTTAAATTTCTGGAGAATTTTAAAACAGGAATTGATGATGCTCTTGAGGATTGGGAGGGATACTATAAAGATGCTGTTGGGGTTGGGAATGATACCAGAAGTTTTTGGCAAGCTTTAAGAACAAATGAGGTAACTCTTCAGAATTTTGCTAATACTATAAACACATATCGAATAAATATCGGAAAGATTGCACAATCGATAACAGGATTTATAGTTAGCATATTCAATAAACTAAAGAAGAAAACTGTAAGGCAGTCTAATATAGCAGCGAATGTATTAAAAGGATTGTTCCCTCCTTCTTCTCGCTTTATAACAGATGAGTATTGGGATAAAGTAGCTAAAGTACTTTCTTGTATTTGGAATGCCATAATAAGATTACTACCTGGATTTGTGGATAGGGCATTGAGTGCTTTTTTCAAAAAGATTGTTAATACTGTAAATTGTTTGATAGAGGATTTTCTTGGTGGATTTTTGGGTCAACTCTTAGGACAAGTAGCAGCATTAATTCATGGAGTATTTAAGAATGTTATTGAGGCAATTAAAAAGGTTCAAGGATTTGTTGGTTCTGCATTAGATCTAATAGATGCTATTGGGAATACGTTAGATAATCTTATGAATATATTGAAATGTGAATTTGAATGTATAGTGGATGGAAATAATGTTGTAAGATATAATATTTTAGAAGGAGCAAAACCTGATAACCCTATAGATTTTGGGAATGTATGGAAAAAGGCAAAGAAGGTAGCTAGAAAATGGGAAGGAGTAACAAAGATTCCTGAAGATGTTGAGAAATATAATTGGGAATTTGATGTTACTGATCTTCTTGAGGAGATGTTTGATGAATCTTTCTGTGACTCAGGACCAGTTTTTTGTGGATCTCCCGATATTGGTATATGGGGTACAAAAGAAATAAAAAAAGCAGTTGGAAATGCTGTTGTAAATGCGGCTGGAGAGTTGATAGGAGTAGATGTAGTGGAGTCGGGTGAATATGAGAATGCACCTTTAATTACTATTGATGATAAGTGTGGTAATGGTAATGGTGGTACAGGGAGGGTTTTTATTGGTCCCGTCACAGGAATTGGGACTGTTGGTGTTGCTACCACAGGAGGATTGGATGGTAGTGTAGGTGATTTAGATGATCCTACTTATCCTGGTGATGGTGGTCAGGGTACAACAGCAGGAATAGGGATTACTTATCATGTAACAGTGAATGCCGTGGCAGTTGGTAATAGATTCTTTATTAATGATGTACAACAAAAGACTCTGACATTTGAAAGAGGTAATACTTATATTTTAAATCAGGAACATGTTTCTAATAATGGTCATCCGTTAAGATTTTCTCAGACAAAAGATGGTACATGGGGAGGTGGTTCAGAATATACATTGGGAGTAACGATTGATGGAATTCCTGGACTAGGAAAATCGGCTACCGATACTGCTTATTCTCGCATGGTAGTGGATAATAACACTCCTGAGAAGTTATATTATTATTGTGAAAATCATGCGAAAATGGGAGGAGTGATTAATGTTATAACACCTCAAACAATTACCAAACCTATTACTGAAATAGGAAGAGATGGAACTGTTGAAGTTGCAGCAGTAAACCCTAGAGGTGGTGTAATTGCTCTTAAAAATCTTAAGGGTGGCACAGGATATAATGAATGTATGGCAAATGTTTCTACACGAGGAGGTAGTGGAACGGGTCTTACATTAGAGATTGTAAAAACAAAGGGAGGATCTATTGAAGCTCTTTCCATTAATAATAAAGGATCTAATTATCAAATAGGAGATATCATTACCATTATTTCTAGAGTATCTCAATCTCTTATACGTCCTACTCAAATTGGGGTTACGAAGATTCTTATTACTAATTCTGGATATGGTTATCTTCCTGCTCCTAATGGATCGATGGGAGGAATGAATAGAACATGGGCAACTAGATGTCAAACAATAGTTAGACGCAAGAATCTTGATTGGGATACTCCTTATTTTGAAGGAGAGGTAATTAATTTATATACTGGAGATTGGGTTCAACTGCCTGGTAAACCAAAAGTTTATATTGATAATGACTTTAATGCAAGTAAATTACCTGGAGCACAGGTAACTGGGGTGACGAGTTATGTTCCTCAGGACATGAGTGATTTTCCTATATCATCTAAAAGAGGAACAAAATCTATTGATTTAGGTATATCATCTACTTCTACTCTCATACCTTCTTTTGCTCCTGATGGAAAGTTTGATTGGCAAGGAGATGGACCGACAGGAGTAGCACGAACGGATGGAAGGAGTCCTACTATTACTGATGAAAATAGAATAGCAGATTGGAATTTTTATTTAGAGGGAGAATATCTAGGGGAATTTCAACAAAATAGTTGGTCTGAAATTCCTCAAATTGAGCGATCTATAAATGAATCTGAAAAAATTGTATATCGAGTAGGGATTGAGAAGAGTTATACTCCACCCGATCCTTTTGAGTATCAAATACCGTGGGTAAGAACAGCTGATGTTTTGAGACGAACTGCTTGGGTTTTAAGTGATTCTCAAGGATGGTCTCAGTTTTTGAAAAATTATGGTGTTTATCCTTCTGTATCTGATCCTCAGTATAAAGTAATTGGAACTTCGAGTGCTATATGGAGAGTTACTACTTTGATTCCAGGAACTTATACTTTTGATGTTCAGGCTGATAATGTAGGAACAATTGAATGGAGGAAATTTAAGGAAGGTACAAGTGGATCTGACGCTGCAACACAATCTGCAACTGTAGTTTTTACTGGATATAGTATTTCTCCTGTTAATAGAGTTAGATTAGATGTTGCCACTGGTCTTTATACATTTACTTATCTTAATAGTGATAGAGGAACAGCATTTGCAAATTCGTATATGGATGGAAATACAAAATATGAGACGGGATCACTTGTAGTCGAGACGGATACATCTCAAATTTATGAGATAAAAGTATCTAATTTAGTTAATAATCAATCTGGAGATGGTGATGGTGGAGGTGGCGAAGAGTGGACATTATTAGGATCCACTCAACCTTATGCGGGTCATAATAGATTTACTACGTTTAGTTTTGCTGTTGGTGATGTTGAACCTGCTATCTATGAAATAAGAGCTAGTATTGAAAATAAAATCCATAGAGATGGTTTACATGGACAACTCACTTACACCTTTGATATCAACCCTGCTGCAATTGCTTGGACATTAAAGGATCCATATGGAGCGATAATAAAAACTTCTTTGGATGAATTTGGGGTTCCTGAGTATACAGATATCCTTTATGGTTATAGTAGTTATTATAGTATTAAAGCATATAATGCCCGTGTAACAGAGGGGAGAGTTGATGGAGAATGGTTTGATTGTGAAACTGATTATAAGACTGCTCGTTTATTAGGATTTACTGATTGTGATATAAGACATTTTCTGGAGAATAATCCTGGTATAAGTTTGGATGCATGTATGAAAGCAAAATTGGATGATGATAATTGGGGTAAGTGTGATGGAGATTTGATGGTTTCTATTACTGCTCCTGGATGTCCTCCTCCTCCTTGTCGTCCAAACAATACTTATCCTGTTATTGTATCTCTGGATGAAATTTACATAGAAAATACTGGATTTGGATTTGATTGTTGTAACGATACTGTTGTGATTGAACCTGCTAATGGAGCAAAAGCAAAGATTGAAGAGTGTGAGAATGGTGAAATAAAACGAATTGTAGTCATTGATGGTGGTGCAGGATTTACATCACTTCCCCAAATCACTATAAATACTGAGACAGGTTATAATGCAATTCTGAAACCTATTATGAAATTCTCTAAACCTGAAGAGATAGATGCTCCTGAAGGTGCTCCTGTAATTCAAGTTGTTGATTGTGTTGGGAAGGTGGTATAATGGCTGAATTGGATACCTGGAATCATTTACAATTTAATAATAACGAAGGAGGATTATTTCTTTCTTATACTAATAAGAATGGAGCAAAGGTGGCTGCTGCTCTTCGTCGCATTTTTCCTAATCAGGGAGTTTCGTTTGCTCAAAGCATAGAATTAATTATGGCAGGACCGATGGAAGGATCTATTATTTGCCAAACTCCGAAAGTATTTTCGATTAATTGTGGAGAACTTCCCTCAGGAAGAACTGGCGATCAAGATGGAGTTGCTGGTGTATGGTATGCAGAAAATGGAGATATTGTATTAAATGCTCCTAATGGTACTATAAGATTACTTGCTAGTAATATTGAGTTGATTTCGGATGGAAATCCTGCGAATGATAAAGGGAATGTGAGTTGTAGTGCCTCCGCAAACTTTAATGTAGGTGCAGATAAAATTGAGATGTCGGCTGATAAGACCGCCATAGAGGGTGATACTAAATTACAACTGCAAAGCACTAATGAACTTGAAGCATCTGGAAGATTTAAGATTACTGAAGGTGCTGATATAATAAGTTTCGTCAAATCTTTGGGTGGTAGTAGAACCCCTCTTCAAGCTAAGCAAGATATTAAAAAATTATTAGGTACAGCACTGGAGTTAAAATAAAATGGACGTTCAAGACATTCACGTTGGGAATCAATTGCACGTATGTGCTCATCCCGATTCAGTAAATCCCCTACCAAATCCTTTACGAGATCCTATTGCTTTAGGAATAGGGGGTGCAGCAATTCCTGGATCTATTTTTGCGAGTGGATGTGTTTTAATAGGTAATCCTTTATCTTTTCCTATATTGAATGAAGCCACATTGATGGTTTCTCGTCCTCAACTCACCAATCCTCAGGCGACTATGTCGCCATCTATCTTTAAGATAACATCAAAGGCAAACATACCTCCCACTCCATTGGATGTGATGATTGGGGATCCTGCTGCAGGAATGGTAGGAATGACCCTGAATACTGCAATGATTAATATTGTAGAATCTGTGGCAATAAACATCGTAGCTCCTGTTAGAAATTCTGCTGGTACTAAAAATCATGCAGGTCCAAAAACTCAAACGGGTCCAGAAGCGGATAGTGGTGCATTAGTTAAAAATGGGACTACTGTGAAGAATGATGTTGGTGTTGATAATGGTGCTAGAGTAGTAAATGGAGTTACCAAGTCTCCTGTGGTAATAGGTAAAACCTTTACTGGTTATTCACTTAAAAATAAATCTTTTGATATTGAGCATCCCAATAAAAAAGGATGGAGATTACGACATGTATGTGTGGAAGGCCCAGAATCTGCCATCTATATAAGAGGTAAATTAAAGGGAACGCACATCATTGATATACCAGAGTATTGGCAAGGACTGGTAGACTATGATACAATTACAGTAAATCTTACACCTTGCGGTAAACCTGATTTATCTTTATATGTAAAAGAGATTAGGGATGATAAAATTATTCTTTCTTCGGATCATTTGACACAAGTAGAATGTTTTTATCAGGTATGGGGTAACAGAATTGGCCCAGAATTGCATGTTGAGTATGAAGGAGAATCTCCAGCAGATTATCCAGGCGATCAATCAGGACATTCAATTGCTGGTTATACTTATGATAAGGAGGAGGCATAATGTCATTAACAACTGAAATGCAGGAGAAGATTTATCAAAGTCTTGATGATGGATATAGTCAAGTTAAGTTCTTTCAAGATCAAGTTGTGATGTTAGATGGTGAGAAATCAACTTGGGATAATGCTATCTCTAAATTAGACGGTGAATTATTTGGAGAAATTCAGATTGTAAATAGAGCAATCGATGATGTGAAGGACGCATATAGTGTTAGATTTGCAGGAGTAACTTCTTGTAGATCTGATTTATTCTGGATGGTTACAAATTGGAATGATTCTCCCACTCCTAACCTATACACATTTAAAGCTGTAGCATTGAATCCAAATGGATATACGGCTGAAGTAGAAGCAGGTGGTGGAAATATGTTAGGGGTAGGAGTTACTTTTTTCTATTACTTAGATCCTGCTGCAGGAATAATAACTACTTCACCTACCAA